GATGTTTAATTTTATAGTCCTTGGATCAAGGGTAGACTCAAAAGATTACAGAAAATAGAATACAATTATGAAAAAACAATTATTAGTTAGTTTTAGTGGAGGAGAAACCTCTGGATTTATGGCTCAATGGTTAAAGAAAAATAAATCTGAGGAGTATCAAATGGTTTTTGTGTTTGCTAATACAGGAGAGGAAAACGAGGAAACATTGAAATTTGTAAAGCGATGTGACGAGGCTTTTAATTTAGGAGTAGTCTGGGTTGAGGCTGTTGTTCCTCTGGAGAAAGGAGTAGGAACCACTCATAAAATTGTAGATTTTGAGAGCGCCTCAAGAAATGGAGAACCATTTGAGGAAATGATAAAAAAATTTGGGATTCCTAACAGAAATTTTCCTCACTGCAATAGGGAGACAAAGCTCAGACCTATTCACTCTTTTATGAAAAACGAGTTAAAGTGGAATAAATATTTTACAGCTATCGGAATAAGATACGACGAGATTGACAGAATGTCTCCAGAAAGAAAGAAAAAAAGAGTCATTTACCCCTTAATTGAGGATAAGATAATGACAAAAGAAAAAATAAACTTTTGGTGGAGCCAACAAGACTTTAGACTAAACATAACAGGGTATCAAGGGAATTGTAAAACTTGTTGGAAAAAATCTTTTAACAACCTTTATACGATAGCAAAGGAGAATCCAGAACATTTTGATTTCTTTAAAAGAATGGAGGACAATTACTCTTTTATAACAGCCCAGGATCAAAACGAAGATTACAAAAAAGATGGAATTAAGAAAAAAATTAATTTTTTCAGAGGAGACAAATCTGTTGCAGACATATTCAAAGAGTCCAAGACCTTTACTGGCAAAGTAAGAGACACTAATAAAGAAATAAATTACCAGATTAATTTTTTGGATTTAACTGACGAATCAGAATCGTGCGATATATTTTCAAACTGTGGTGATTTTGATTAAAAATAAAGAAGATATGAAAAAAGAAATTACAAGTGGATTCTCACTATTATTAATCGTTTCTCTTTTGCTAAGTATTATTTTTTTATGCTTGAGAGAAAGCCGGAGACCAGAACCAAAAATAGACCGAACTTTGAGGATATTGGAAGACCCTCCAGAGGAGGTAGAAATAAGAATTTTTAACCAAACCAAAAACAAAAAAAATGGAAAATTACAAACGAGGATTCGATGAAATTATCAATTTATTAGGAGATAAATCTCAGCAAGTAAAAGACTCAGAGGAGCAGTTAAACGGCCTTTACGAAAGATTGGCCGACAAAGACAGAACAATAAGAAAACAGGAGCAATTAATCAAAGACCACGAAGTGCACACCAAGAATTTAAGGGCCAAAAGGGAGGAGATTGACATGGATGCCGGAAACAAAACAACGGTTATTCAAAATCAACTCGAAATAATTGAAAGCCAAAAACAGACTATTAAAAGTAAAGTCGCTTTTATCAACGAACAAGGAATCGCAATAAAAAAGTATTGTGATGAAATCGCCAAACTAAAAAAGAAAAAATGACCAACAAATCAAGCTACGGAGATTTAAAAAAATGGTTCGTTAAAAACATGGAGACGCTCCCAGATACTTTGGATGGATTAGATGTTTTTTATACCGATGTTCGAAAGAGTGTGGGGATTTACATCGCTCAGATAGATGACCAAATCGAAATACATGGGGAGGAAAAAATACAAGAGAGCGCCATCGCTCAAGCGTCAAAAAGAAATTTATTCTTTCTCTGGAGAGATTTGCAGGATCGGAGTAGATGGAACGCTAAATTAAAAACACTCAAAAACGTAAAAAAATGAGAAAAATTAAAGTTGGTAGTGATTTCTCTGGAGTTGGCGCTTTTGATTATGCAATTAAAAGAGTTGCAGAGGCGAAAGGATTCGAGAGTGAAACGGTTTACGCTTGTGATAAAGACAAGTTCGCCAGATTAACCTACGAAAACAACCACGGAACTCCTCCATATTATCCACAGGACGTTTATGACAGAGAAATCCCAACAGATCCGTTAGATATTTACATGACATCTCCTCCATGTCAATCGTTTTCCGTAGCCGGAAACAGAAAGGGAAAGAGAGACAAAAGAGGGGTTTTATTTTTTAATTCTTTGGAGTTTATAGAGAAAAACAAACCTAGATTTTTTATTTTTGAGAATGTAAAGGGATTAATCTCTGACGATAACGGTAAAACTTTTCAAGAGTGGGTTAATTCACTAGGAGGAAAATCAGTAAATGGGTTACCGATGTTATTTCCTTGCGAGGATTCTGTCCCTTATCACTTGTATTATCAAGTTTTAAACAGCAAAAAACACGGAGTGCCTCAGAATAGAGAGCGAATTTTTTTAATAGGGGTTAGAGATGACAAGGACAATTTTTTTAGATTTCCAAAAGAGGAATATTTACAAAAGAAGATTGTCAACATCTTAGAAAATGACGTTAAAAAAAAATTCTATTTAAAAAAAGAAGTTGTTCAGACTCTCTTTTATGACATGGATTTAAGTAGGAGCGGAATAAAAGTAAAGTCCGCAAATTCGAAAGGGTTCTCTGTTGCTAAAGAAGGAGACAGTGTTAATTTTTGCAACCTAAAAAGCGAAACAAACAGAGGTAGAGTTGGTAAAGAAGGTATTTGTAATACTCTTGATACTGCGTGTACTCAAGCGGTAATTTTGGGCTATTCAAGAGACAAAAACGGAAAGGTGGTATCAAGAAATATAAAGAATGAAGCAAATACGATCCACTGTTCTACAGGAAATGGAGGGAACACCGACCAATTTATCGCAGATTACAGAACAGACGAAGGGTTAAGAGTTAGAGCCGATGGTTGTAGCCCATGTTTACAAGCCGTAATGACCGACGAGTTTAACAAAAATAGCGGCAGAAACCCACCTTTAATTGGTTCAGACTTAAAAATAAGAAGATTAACCCCGAGAGAATGTTTTCGACTGCAGGACTTTCCAGATTCATTTGACTTTAGTTGCGTTTCAGACAGTCAAGCATACAAACAAGCAGGGAACTCGATAACAGTTCGAGTTCTGGAAAAAATACTTTTAAACCTTCAATTATGATTGAAATCAAACCAAAGAAATGTAAAGGAACAGGGAAAGCGCTCTCACATGGATGCGGTAACCTCGCTCTAAAGAGAGTTTACGGACTTTGTATGGAATGTTATCCAAAGTGGTTGTTTCAGACGGATGAGGGACAGGAGGTCGTTAAAAAGAGAACTATCAAATCAAAGAAGGAAACAGAGAAAAAAGAGCGAAAGGAGTGGAAGGAAAAAAAGGAGAAGCTCAGACCGATTACGCACTCAAAAGAGATTAAAAAAGCGCTCGGGGATCAAATTCAAAAGTTGGCCCGAATGATTGACAGCCGATTTGATTTTGATACTTGTATCGACTGTGGAAAGCCATTCAACGAAATAATAGACGGAGGACACTTCAAATCTAAAGGTTCAAACGCTTCGCTAAAATGGAATTTACATAATATTCACAGCCAGAGAAGACACTGTAACGGATTCGCCGGAGGGAAACAGAGACAATTCTTTCTCGGGTTAGTAATAAGATACGGAGCAGAATACGCCGAAATGGTGGACGTTGAATTGCAACAAAAATACCTTTACATCGGATTAAAGAACGACGAGATTCCCGAGAAGCTAAAAATAGTAAGAGAGATAGTTCGGAACTTTGACTCCTATGTTTTCAGCGATGCAATACAGGTCCGAGAATTATGTAACAATTTGATTGGAATATACAAATAGAATAATTTTTAATACCTTGTGCGAGATTTGTTATTCTCGTAACAAGTAGCCTTGCCAGGCAACCCCCATCTTTCTGACAAGGTGGGGGTTTATTATTTTTTAGTATATTAGTCGAAAATTACGAGAAATGAAAAACAAGTTAAAAACTTTCGGAGGTTTCCTCTGGAGGATTCTCAAGGACATAATAGTCGGAATATTTACATACATCTTTTTAGTCATTGATAGGATAATAATGGCTCCGTTCCCTATTGTCTCGTGCTATTCAGCACAAGAGTTGGGAGACAAGCCGGATAGACATCTCACTAACTTAGTATTGAGAGTTTCTGTTTTCTTAATTGGATTCGGTATTTTTTTACTCATTAAATGGATATTATGAGCGAAGTAATCAAAATGAGTAAGGTTGTTCCAAATAAAAACAACCCTCGATTTATTAGAGATGAGGAGTTCGACATTTTGCTCGAATCAATTCGGTCGTTTCCTTCAATGATGGAACTCAGAGGGATAGTCGTTGACGAATCAATGGTTATTCAAGGTGGAAACATGAGGTTTAGGGCCTGCAAAGAATTAGGGTATAAGGAAATTCCTTACAAAATCTATACCCAAGAGATGTATAAAAGAGACTTACTTGCCCGACAAGAATTAGCAAAGGAAAGAGGAGAGGAATACAAAGAGGAATCATACGAGACGCTCTGTCAAGAGTTCGTTATGAGGGATAACATTCAGCTCGGCCGTCATGATTGGGAATTAGTAGCAAATCAGTTTGACTTGGATCAATTAGCGAGTTGGGGTCTTGAGCCTCCAGGCATGGAACTTGATGCGGATGGACTTGGAACAGGATTCGAATTACCTGCCGGAGAAAAACTACCATTTGAAGCGATGACCTTCAAATTAGCAGACGAACAAGCTATCCAATTAAAAAACGCTCTCGAGGATATTCGAGCGACTGAGGAGTTTAAATACGTGGAGACATTTGGGAATGAGAACGGAAACGGAAACGCACTTTATTTAATGGTAATGCAATGGGTAGAGCAAAGGAAATAATAGTTAAGGTAATTCCTTCGGATATAGCGAACAAATTCGTTAAGGAATACCATTACAGTGGAAAGGTCGTCCAGAACTCGAAACTCCATTTTGGGTGCTTTCTTGATGGGAGATTAGGTGGAGTTATGCAGTATGGAAGTCCGATAGACAAAAGGAATATAATCGGGTTAGTTGATACGGATAACAAAACCACAAACGAGAAGTGGAACGAAATGGTTGAGTTGAATCGGATGGCCTTCTCTGACCTCCTTCCAAGAAACTCCGAATCTCGATGTATAGCAATTTCCGTTAAATTAATGAGGATGCACGCTCCACAAATTAAATGGATTCTTTCGTTCAGCGATGGAACTCAATGCGGAGATGGAACAATATATCGAGCGAGTGGATTCAAGCTAACAGCCATAAATAAGAACGCGACAATATTCAAATTACCAAGCGGAGAAACAGCCGCAAAACATGGAACGTCAAAGAAGGACTTTACAGGGGCCGAAAAAATGAAAGGGTTTCAGTTGAGATACATTTATTTAGTGGATCGAAACGCCAGGTTAGCCGTTCCAAGCATCCCGTTTAGTCAAATAGACGAGGCCGGAGCAGGAATGTATAAAGGAAAAACCGTAACTTTAAAAGAAAGAAGGGAGGAAAAACAATAATATAAGCGGTGGTAGCTCAATGGTAGAGTGCTTGTCTTCCAGACAAGAGATGAGGTTCGAATCCATCCCACCGCTCAAATAAAAAAACGATGAGTCAAAAGACAAATACGGACAACAATAAAAAGAGAATGTTGGAGGCTTTGGAGAAAGCGCTCGGGGTTGTTACGACTGCGTGTAAAATAACAAGTCTTTCGAGAGCGCAACATTACAAATGGCTTGAGGAGGACGCAGAGTATAAAGAGCAATGTGAAAGCGTTGGAGAAATGGCCCTCGATTATGCAGAGAGCAAACTCCACGCTAACATCGGAAAGGGTAAAGAGACATCGATTATCTTTTTTCTAAAGACAAAAGGAAAGCGCCGTGGATATATCGAAAGGATTCAAACGGAGGATTTAACGAAGCGTAAGCCTATCAAAGTTCGGATAGTGCGGAACGACCAAGATGAAGACGCAGAGGATTGAATACGATGTAATCGAGGCGACAAGTAATTTTGACGAAATCGCACTCGCTTATGAAGGAGGTAAACGAGGGATTGTTTTGCCTGGAGGCACTAGGTCATCGAAAACAGTTAGTGCAATACAATGGATTCTTATCTATTGTTTAGAGAATGAGGGAAAGTCTATCGCCATTTGTAGAGATACAATGAGTAATCTCAAAAGAACAGTTCTCAAGGACTTCAAAGAATTATGTTACGGTCATGGCTACGATGTGGCCCTATATCCAGACCTCCACATTAACAAACAGGATTGGGAGTGCGAAATCAATGGAAATACTATCTCCTTCTTTGGATTGAAAGACGATCCAATGAGGGTTTACGGATTAGCCACGGACGTATTCTTTATAAATGAAAGCATCTCAACGTATAAAAACACTTTCGACCAATTAGAGCAAAGGTGTGAAGACTTTTGGATATGCGATTGTAATCCCTCAGAGCCGAACTCATGGGTTTATGAATTAGAGAGGAGGCCAGATGTTGTATTTTTTCGCTCCACTTATTTAGATAACCCATTTTTGCCGGAAAGAATAGTAAAGAAAATCGAGAGTTATGAACCGACAGAGGAGAACATCTCAAATGGAACAGCAGACTCGAGGAAATGGACTATCTACGGGAAAGGGTTGATCCATAAAGGAAAGGAAATAATTTATCCAAATTGGACGACATTCGACGATGACCCAAAAGAATACGATTACATTTTTTACGGATTAGATTGGGGATTCAACCACCCACTTGCCTGCACTAAACTTTGGGTTAATGGGAATAAGCTATACGTGAAAGAGGTTGTTTATGCCTCTGAAATGGAGTTCCCTCAGCTCATCGAAATACTAAAAGCGACTAGCATAATGGAGGACGACACTTATATCGTTTGTGATAGTTCAGAGCCTCGAAGTATTGCAACTCTCCAGGCGGCAGGATTACCGGCAACGGGAGTGAGGAAAAATACAAAGGGAGGTTCTGTTTTGGATGGTATTCGTAAGATTCAAAACATGGATATTTATATCCACCAAGACTCTCTCAACATTCAGAGCGAAGCGAATAATTACAAGTTTAAAGTTGATGCAAAAACGGAGACCGTTCTTGATGTTCCAGTCAAAGAAAATGACGACGCCTGGGATTCTATCCGTTATCCACTAATTACATTCCTTTAAATGTCGGCTCTGAAACCCTTACTCAGTGCGGTTTTTGCGTACTCAAAATTCTAATGTAATGCTAAGGGAAAGAGGCCAACATTCAGTAGAACGCAGTAAATGAGCTTATAAGCGATAACTATAAAAACAACAAAAAGAACAATTTACTCTCAAAAAATGCTATATTTGAGAACCAAAAACGAACAAAATGACAGAAAAACAAGCGCTCAAAAAGATGAACGTAATGGTAGAAATTCATTACTCGTCCATCCCCAAGGCCGCAAAAAAGTGGCTAAAATTATTTAAAGTTGAAAGAGTAAATCTCGTATTTTTAAACAAAATAATCGAGAACGCAAAACTCAAAGATGAGTTCGAAAACGCTCAACTCAGACTATTCAAGGAAAAATTTAACGGAACTCTCGACCTTTTAAAAGATGTTTGTAAGTCCGAATCCAAGAAGATTGGAGACGGCGCGATTTCAATGCACGAAATTGAGCAAATGATTAAGGCTCTCAAGGATGGGTTTAAGTCGGGTCAAAAATAATTGTCTCCACCGCGTATGAAATCGCATATTTAAACACAAAATAATGAAAAAAATAACAATAGTAATCTTTATTTTTATTACGGCGTCATGCGACATGAAGTCAGAGAAAGGAAAGTTTGACCAAAAGATTAAAGTCGAACCTCAATTTGAAATAGTAGAGATTGACGGTTGTGAGTATATTACATGGAAAGCGTATAAATATGTAATCACTCATAAAGGAAATTGTAAAAACAAAACAACCCACCGATAAAAACAAAACACATGAATTGGATTGAAGTAGGAAAAAAGCGACCTCAAATTTCAGAGAGGGTAATTATTAAGGATCAACTCGGAGATGAGTTCGAGGCAATATTCCAAGAGACAGCAGGGTTTGTCGCTCTAATTAAAGACGAGCAGGGCAACCAAATAGACATAAAAGGAGGCGTAGAGGCGATGTTCTGGAGGACATTGAAGCTAGGAACATTCATCGTCTTGGGCCGACCTTACGAGGAGGGAGTTAAGTTTCAAATAATGGAGATTGAACTCCAGGCTCGTAATTGGACTGAGGCTTATCAAATGGCCAGGAATCTCGATTTTGTTCCGATAGTGGACTCAATAAAGGAAGTTGAGGAAAACCTTTAAACAATAGAGATTATGAGAAAAATAATTAAAAATGCTTATGTGCTTTGGATATTAATCTATGCTATAATAATAGGGCTAGGTGCTTTAATATTAATATAAACAATAGAGATATGAAAACACCAATGCAAGAAATAGAAAATTATATTAAAATGTATTTTGCCGAAGTCTATGCAGAATCAATACCAAATGACATGAGGGAAAAAATAAAGAATCAAATCGAAAAGGAAAAGCAAATGATTATTGATGCTTATGAGTCGAGACCGTTTTACTTGGATGCAGACAATGTTCCGCCAACAGCCGAACAATACTACAACGAAACTTTTAAACAATAGAGATATGATTTTTTTAAAAGGTATTATATTATTTCTAATTATATTCGTTCCGTTAATAATTGCGTTCGCAAGGGTTGGAGATGCAGTTCAAAAAAGCGACGACCAAGACGAGCCGACTGACTACTTTGAATAATGAAAGAATTACTTTTTATAGCGCTTGGAATCTCCGGCGCATCTCTTGGGTTTAGACTAATAACGGAGAAAGGAATGGTTTTCTACTTTATGCGCTTTCCTTTTGACCGAATGAAGGAGAAGCTATCCGAAAGAAGCGACGCAAGGAATAAGTGGTTAAATTATATTAAGTCTCGAGAGGAGTTGATTAAAAACGAGAAAGGGGACGTTCCAAAGAAAGCGATTCAAGAGTTTAGGGAGGACATTGAAACAGCCACGAAAATTCTGGAGCAGGACAGATCCGTTTGGATTCAAAATACAATTCTTTATTTGGCAAAACCCGTAATTCTTTGCTCCACTTGTATGGCATCTATTCACACTTTAATTTGGTTTCCTATTCTTTCGCCTGGAGTTCATCTCTGGAAAGTGATTTTTATAGCCTTAATAGTTGCGTTCTTGAATACCCTTCTACATTCTTTAATTGATTGGCTAAAAAGAGAGAATAATTAACAAGTTATGAACAAAGCAAAGTTGATAAAAGGAGAAAGGAATCACTCTCCAATGATTTTGAGGTTATCGCAACAAAGGAGATTAATTAAAGTCGTTAAAAATAGTAGTCACAAAGCGCATAAATTTTACTATAAAAACCTTGAGGGAGTAGATTAAATTTTTACTCGACTTTTGCTCGTTTAAAAAAAATAGTATATTTGCTCATATTATATCCCTCAAAGAATGAGCAACTTTTTTACCCGAGCGTTTAAAGGAATTATAAACCCAAGCACTTACAGAGGCCCACAAAAACTTAACGGAAGTATATTCTACCAGATTGGAACATTCTTTGGTTATGATTATGGAGCGAAGGAGTTGAGAAAATATCTTTGTGCATACGGAAGTAATCCCCTCGTTTATATGATTATTCGCAGAATAGCAACAACGACGGCCGGGATTCAAAGAAAGGTTTTGGATGAGTCTGGAGAGCAAATACAACAGTCAGAGATAGAGTTAATAATGTCAGCGCCAAACTCAGAGCAGGGAGATGTGGAGTTCCTTGAAAGTTGCTACGAGTATCTTTTGGCTACGGGGAATTTATTCATTAAATATACAGAGGGTGTTGGGATCGGAGCGGAAATAGTCGCTCTCAACTCATCTCAAATAAAAATTAAGTTGGATAATATGGGTCAACCGAGTGGATATGTTTATACGAATAATCTCGGAAACGATGTTCCTTACGAATTGGAGGATATTCTACACATTAAAACATCGAACGTAGTTGATATTACGGATTCTGGAGTTTATTTCGGTCTATCTCCACTTGAGGCGGCGTGGTTAACTGTCAAATCAAGCGACGAGATATTTGGAGCTGAGGCGGCAATCTTTAAAAATCGCGGTATTATAGGAATTTTGACGAATGAAACCGACACTCCAATGCTTACAAAGGAGAGGGAGCGGTTACAGGGTCAGTTTGATAGTGAGGTAGGAGGTCATGACCGATACAATTCGATTAAAATCTCCAACACCAAACTCAAGTATATTCAAACAGGAATGTCTCCAACGGACTTGAAATTGCTTGAGGGAATAATGAACAAGTTAAGAATCCTTTGCTCTGTTTATGGGTTGAGTTCTGTCCTGTTCAATGACAATGATAACTCTACTTATAACAATGTTGAAAGCGCAGAGAAAGCCTCATACAATAATGTATTTATTCCTTTAGCCAGAAAAGTTTTGACAGAAATTTCCATATTTTTGTCCGATAAATTAGGAGTAAACGAGAGAATGGTGCCGGATTTAACAACAATCGAGGCGGTAAAAGCGGCGACAAACGCAGTCGCTCAAGCACTTTCAAACCTATCCCCTCAAGTTCAAACAAGAATAGTCGCAACAATGACAAGAGACGAGGCTCGAGAGTTGATTGAACTCGGAGTATTATCGGACACGGTTCTCGGAGGGGATTTAGTAGGAGATGGGAAAGCAGATACTAACCAACAAGATACACCAAATGTCTAACGAGAAACCAAAACAAATTGACGACAAATTGAGGAAGTCCATAAAAGCGGACAAGGCCCACAAAGTCAATCACAACGAAATAATTCGAAAAAATGGAAATTCCAACGTTCAAAAGTAAAGAGTCTTTAATTGATTTCTTAGTCGAGAATAAATCGACGATAATTGCAGAGAAAAAAATGGAACTGCAAAAGTCGGATGCGATAAGCTATGTAGCGTCCCGAATTGATGAGAAAGGAGATGTTATAAAAGCGACCGCGAATAGTTCGGCCCTTTTAGAGTCAACCGCTCTAAATGTTGAGTTGGTTATCAATACAACGAACTTGATGGATTCGCACCGAGACGTTCACTTTAAAGGGATTTGGAGTAAGAGTCTAAAAGAAACTAAAGGGATATATCTTTTACAAGAGCACGTAATGTCGTTTAAAACGATTATTTCGGATAGTGTAAAGGCCTCAGCTCGAACAATGGAGTGGAGCGAATTGGGTTTTAAGTATGCAGGATCAACTCAAGCCCTCATATTCAAAGCAACAATAGAGAAGGAGAGAAACCCTTTCATGTTCGAGCAATATGCGAAAGGATATGTAAAAAACCACTCGGTAGGGATGAGATATGTAAAGGTTGCACTTGCATCGAATGACGAGCGCTATCCAGAGGAGGTAGCTATTTGGAACAAATATTTCGATTCTATCGCAAATAAGGAGGAAGTCGAACAAATTGGTTATTTTTGGGCCGTAACAGAGGCGAAAATTATAGAAGGTTCAGCCGTAGTAATGGGGAGCAATGTAGCAACCCCAACTCTTTCAGTTGAGTCAAAAGATATTGAGTCGCCAGGAGGCACTCAAGATGACGAGCCGTCAAAAGACACTCAAAAAGTTAAAGTAACTTCAAAGGGAAGTGCTTATTTTTATTAATTAAACATTAAATTTTTCAAAAGATGAAAAATAAATTTATCACATTTGCGGCGTTTCTTATAGCGAAAGAAATCTCTACGGAGGCTTTCGAGGAGAAGTCAGCAGAGGACAAGTTGGTTCTTTTTAAGGAGCATGGTTCAGAGCAAGAGGCATACATCGAGTCTTTAAAAAACGATGTGGATTCAAAGGTTTCCAAGGAGGAAATTGAAGCAATGAAGTCAGAAATGAACGAAGTAAACGCTCGTGAGAATAAGGCGTTTAAAGAGATTCTTTCAAAGCAAGGAGTTGCAATCACTAAGATGTTGGAAAACATGAAAGGTGGTGGAGTTTCGCATACTGCGAAATCTCAAATTGACAAATTTATCTCGGATAATGCAGAGGAAATTGTTAAGATGAAAAATCAAGGTCACGGAATGATTGAGTTAAAGGTTGCAGGGCCGATAACAACAGCGTCTGCGACAAATCCGAACGGTATTCCAGAATTGGTAGGAGTTCAAGTAGCGCCTCCAACAAATGTAAACCTAAGAATGTCAATTGTAGATTCTTTAGTTTCAATGTTTGATACTAACCAAGCGGCGTACCCTTATACTGACACAATCCCTAAAGACGGAGATTTCGAGTGGGTAGGAGAGAGTGGAATTAAGCCAGAAATGGACTTTACAATCGAAACTCGATACGCTGAACCAAAGAAAATAGCGGCACACATGGTATTGACTTCTGAGTCTATTCAAGACATTCCAGGCCTACAGTCTATTGCTAACAATTACTTGAGAGCAAAGCATGACTTAAAGCGTCAAAACGGAATTTTATTCGGAACAGGTGTAGGAGATGAGCCAGAGGGAGCGACAGTTTACGGACGTTTATTCGTTGCCGGAGCGATGGCAAACCTTGTAGCTGACCCTAACTTTATGGACGTAGTAAATGCGGCTTGTACTGATATTTACACAACTCATAATTACGTTGACGAGATGAATTACATGGCAAATATTGTAATGGTTAATCCGATTGACTTCTACATTAATTTGGTAGCGGCTAAAGATTTAAACGGTTTACCGTTATATCCAATGGCTAGTCTATTTAATAGGGTTATGATTGGAGGCGCTACGATAGTTCCAGAGGAGACAATTCCTGCCGGTAAGATTTTAGTTGCTGACATGAGCAAGTATAATGTAACTAACTATGTTGGGTATACTGTTCGAGTTGGATGGATTAATGACCAGTTCATTACAAACCAATTTTGTATAGTTGGAGAGTCAAGACTTCACGCTTTCGTGAAATTCTTGGACGAACAAGCGTTTATTTACGACGATATTGCAACAATAAAAGCGGCTATTTTGTTACCGTAATAGTTCAATAAAAAAGTAATTTAATTAAATTAGTAACCAATAAATTAACAATACAATGGCAAAGTCAGCAAAACCAAAGTTGAAGGATCAACAAAAAACGATGAAAGTGAAAGTTGTAGTAGCAAAGTTCGGGAACTATTCAAAAGGGGAGACTCTTGATATGCACCCAAGCACTGCGGCGGCTTGTATTAAGTCGGGAACAGTTGAGAAAGTTGGAAAAACTAAAGAGGATTAATAAGGAGATTTATGTCGGATATTCTACAAATCGCGGATTTTGAGGAGGGTATTTATACCATCCCTTTAGCCGCAAACCAAGAAGCAATTTTACAAGAGTACTTGAATGACATCGAGTGCGAATACTTGCCACGCTTATTTGGAGTAGATTTGTCCGACCTCTTTATTGCCGACTTAGTTGGGGGAGTTCCTCAGACACAAAGGTTTATTGATGTGTTTGACAAATTTCAAGTTCAGCCGGAGGACTGTTTCATCGGAGATGAGATTTATCAGTCTTTAGGCATAAAGGAATTGTTAAAAAGAATAGTTTATTTCTTTTACATTCGAGGATCATTTGTTCGTTTAACGAATAATGGCCCAAAAATAACAGTTTCGGAGAACTCTGAAAACCCAAACCCCTTATTTAACGAGATGTTTACTCGATGGAATGAGGCGGTAGATTATTGGATAGCGATTCAGTATAGAATGAGTACAGAAGACCCCGACACTTACCCAGAATATAAGGGAGTAAGGGAGAAGTACGCAATAAGATATTAACATGGTAGGAGAAGTTGACGCAACGGATTACGTTCGGGACA